CACGCCGTGGCGCGGGAGATCCCGAAGCGCCAGCAGATCGGCTTCCACGGCGTGCCCTCGGCGCGCGCCCAGACAAGCCGTGCATCGTCGGGCTCCAGCCATCTGAGCCAGGGCAGCGTCGCCTCCATGCGGCTGATGGCGTCGGGCAAGGGCGGCGGACGCCTCATGCGCGGCGGCTCCTGACCGACGAGATCAGCGAACTCATGTACGATCTTCGGCCACACCGAGAAGTAGCCCTGCACCCGAACGTCGGGGAGGCGCTTCATGACGTCGGCAGCTTCGATCAGCCGTTCCTCGACCTGTTCGCGAGTCCAATCAGCCATGCCGTTGCTCCGTCGGCTGGCGCCGTCCGCCATAGAGCTTCTCGCCGAGCTGGCGAACGAGTTCCCGCTCGGGCCAGGTGAGCCGCGGATCGGTGGGACTGACGACGAGGAGGCCCTGCTCGCGCCAACCCTCCCGCTTGACCTCTTCGGCCGACCGGCGTTCGCCGCCATATCCTTTCGGCAGCCATCTCATCGTCCGACCTCCTGCAGCACCGCTGCATAGCCGGCGATGTCGAGGATCGAGTCCTGATGCTTCGGATCGTGCCCGAGCCGCGCCAGCTTCAGATCGATGAGGCAGAGCACGACCTCCGCCGGCGTGATGGGCCGGCCGAGCGTGATCGACCAGCGTCTGGCGACCACGGCCATCGCGGCGGCCGGTTCGCCGTATATCTTACGGCGCTCGGCGACGACCGACGCGGCATGCCTGAGCATCGTCTCCCCGCTCATCGCACGCCTCCCTCGGTCTCGATGGCCCAGAGCAGGATGGCGATGGCGTCGGCTTCGTTATCGTCCGCGGGTGAGAAGCCGCGGGCGCGAACGGCGGCCATGACGGCGGCCTTGTCGGCGTTGCCCTTGGCGGCGACGTGCCGCTTGATCGTGCCGACGGGAACGCCCTGATAGGCGATCGTCCGCCGCTCACACCAGGCGCTCAGCGTTGCCAGGAAACCGCCATAGAGATGGGCCGCGTCGGTGCCGACATGCCGACGAACCTCCTCGAAATAGATCGCCGCGAGACCGCCGGCGTCGGCAGCGATCTGTTCCAGCCAGCTTCGGAAGCGCAGGTAGCGCATGCCGCCACCGTCATAGCGGCTCGGCCGGAACGAGACCGTGCCGCTTGTGATCAGGCCGTCATGGCTGCGCAGTGCCCAGCCGGTCGTGGTGCCGAGGTCGAGGCTGAGAATGGCGCGCCGCGCATGAGCCGGATGCGGGCGGAATGCGATGGCTCCCGCTGCGGCGGGGCCGGTTTCAACGGTCGAAATCATGATTGTCTCCAAGGAGCGCGGGCAAGGGTCGGGGTTCGGATGGAAGACCCATCGCGGCGGACCGGTCGCTGCCGCCTGGAGACGGCCGAGTTTTCGGAGCGTGCCCATCAGAGCACCTCCTTGAGCCAGTCCGGCGCAGCGCCGTTCGGGGAACGTGGTGAGGGATGTTCCCCCGCATGTTCCCCGGTGCAAGCCGTTGAGGAACAAGCGCTTTGGGAAGGTGACGAAGGTGGGGAACGTTTTTCCCCGTCCTCCATCGCGTGGGCGCAGCCGCGCACATGCGTTAGTGTCGAAAAACGTTCCCCATGTTCCCCACGTTCCCCTTTGCTATTGGTTTCAATGGGTTGTGCCGGGGAACGTTGGTTTTCGACGTTCCCCTCCTCGCCACAACGTTCCCCGGCTTGAGCCTCGACACCCTGCGGAAAACGTTCCCCACGTTCCCCTTCGATCGTCAGCTGCCAGCGCTTGGCCTGATGGGAGACGCCCAGCGTGCGCACCCGCATCTTGCGGCCGTCGATATCGAAGACCCGGTCGCGCATGCGGGCGAGCGCCTTGCCGAGCCGTGTGCGCTGTGACCGGTCGCCCCCGGCGCCCAGCGGCAGCGGGGGCTCGCAGGCCAACGCCACCTCATAGAGATCGCCGGTGCCGACCTCCGCCGTCCCGAAGCGGTCCCACCAGGCGCCGATGAAACTGCGCCAGATCGCGCCCTCGCCATCGGCGGCAGCGAGCATCTCGTCGAGGTTGGCGAGAAACCCTTCGATCCCGGCGACCTCGAGGACGCCGCCCATGATGCGCGACCAGCTCTCGTAGCTCCCGATCATGCGCGCGCCCCGTGGCCTGCCAGCGGCCAGCCAGGCCCGGCACAGCGTAAGGCAGGCCGCGACGAGGCGCGGCCGGTTGGCGCGAACCCAGCTCATGAGATCGGGGTGGCGGAACCCCTCGCGCCGCCAGGGTTGATCAACACGGGCGTCGAGGCGGATGCGCACGATGCGGCGCGCCATCTCGTTGGAGAATTCGGGATTGTTGCCGGTCGCGATCCAGACGCAGCGGATCGGCAATCGCGTCATCTCGGACGTACCGAGAATGCGGTCCTCCCAGAAGGGCGCGGTGAGCGCTGCCGCAAGCGCCGAGGAGTCGAGCGGGTGACGCAGATTGTCGATGAGCACGATCGAGGGAATCTGGCGCAGCTTGGCGGTCAGCCTCTTGCGCCACTCTTCGTCGTCGCGGCCCTCGGTCATCACGGAGGCGCTGACGCCGGTGAGCACGGTCGCGATCGCGTCGACCATCAGGGTCGCGCCGGTGCCGGGTGTCGGCTTCTCGATCAGGTGGAGCGGCGTCGGCGCGTCGATCATAGCGCGAAGAAAGCCGAGCAGCATCAAGGCAACGGCATGCGCCCGCTCCGCGTGGCCGGTGAAGGGGAACTCGCCCAGCATGTCGTCGATGATGAGACTGCGCGCGGTCGCGATCTCCGCCGGCGACGGGCGCTCCGGCACCTGCGGCACGGCAAAGCCTGGTGTCGGCTGGTAGAGCAGCCGCGCATCGGGGTGGTAGCCGGGCTCGGTCAGGAGGGCGCCATTGCGGCCGAAGACCGGCGTGGTGACGATCCCCGCCAGGACCGGCAGGCCGGGATCGGGCGTCGACAGCAGCGACTTGATGAGCGGCGTCGGCGGATGCGCGGGAACGAGATCGCCGTTTCGCGCCAGACGCCGCCAATCGGCGAGCTTGGCCAGCATGTGCCGCAGGCGCTCTTCCGTGACGGGCCGGGCCATGGGCAGGCCGTCATCGTCGTGCACGGCCCATGTCGGCATACCGCCGCTGCGAAAGAGCCAGGGTGTCCTGTTCGAGGCGAGCAGCAAACCCCAGCTGCGTGCGTGGGCGCGGGCGAGATCGCCCTCATCGGCGCGCAGTTGCGGCAGGCGCCCCTGCGGCTCGGCGAAGCCGATCGGCCGGTTTCGGGCGCCATCCTGCGCATCCGTGCCATCCGCCACTGCACAAGGCTCGGCCGCGTCGATGATCTGACGGACAGCCTCCGCGCCGTTGCGCAGCAGAACGTCGTTGAAATCCTCGCCTTCCGCCCGCGGTAGGGCGATGGCGACGCTGCGGCCTTCCGCGAGGAGACGCCGCGCCGCCGCCTCGGCTGCACGAAGGCCAGCGCCCGACGCATCGTGGTCGGCGAGCAGAATGACACGCCGGGCATCTGGCGGCAGGACGACCTGTTCGAGATTGGTGGCCGAGAGCGTTGCCCATACCGCCATGCCCGGGCAGGCCGTCATCACGGCGAGCGCCGTCTCGATGCCTTCGCTGAGGCCAAGGACAGCATCGTCGGCGATCGGCGCCAGGCGCACGGCGCCGCCGCCGATCCGGCCCAGCATCTTCTTCGGCTTTTCAACCTCGGCTTTCGCCGCCCCATCCGGGCGCAGGTAGATGCGATGCAGAGCAACCACGCTGCCGACGCGGTCGCGAACCAGGCCGACGATGGCCGGGAAACCGGTCCTCGTATCCCAATGCGCGAGATCCGGATGGAACAGGAGGTCGGACGGTGGCGGGACCGTCAGTCCTCGTGCGCGCAGATAGGCCTCGCCCGGCGTGCCGGCGATCGGGAGGGCCCGCGAGAGGATGATCTCGATTTCTCGGGCAGAGTCTTTCTCCGGTTTCGCGGAAACTGCCGGGGGGTCGCGACGCGCTGGCGCCGCGGCGGACCATCCGACCAGATCGGCGGCATAGGCGAAAAGGTCGCGGCCCTTGAGGCCGGTCGCCTGTTCGAGCGTGCTCAGCGGCCCGCCGCCCTCGCCGCCGTCGAAGTCGATCCAGTCGCCGGCGTGCTCGCCTCTGAGCGTGATCACGCAGGAGCCGTTCTTTCGCGGCGCAGCGCCATTGATGTTGGCGAGGCGCCATTCGTCGCCGTTGCGACGGCCGTTCGGAAAGTGCTGCGGCACCCAGGCGCCGGTCCTGTCACGCAGGCCAGCCACGATGGCGTCGAGATCGTAATGGACCGCGGGCGTTCTGGTGGGGGCGGTATCGTTGAAGTCAATCAAGGATCACCAGCCCTTGCTCCGCGCGCGTGATGGCGGTGTAGAGCCAGCGGGCGCGGTCCTCGGCGGTCCGCCCGAGACCGTCGTCGTAGACGATCACGTTCTCCCACTGCGACCCTTGAGCCTTATGGCAGGTGATGGCGTAGCCCCAGACGCTCTCGACAAGTCCCCGCATGTCGCGCCAATCGCGGCGCAGGCGCTCGGCGTCGTAGGCGACGTGGTCGTCGAAATGCCCCTTGTAGAACCACTGGCGACCGGGAACGCTCGTCCCGTCCTCGGTGCGCACCGACGCGCTGAACGCGAGCGGGCTTTCGTCGCGGATGTCCGAAAGGTCGAGGAACATGCCATTGACGAGACCAAGATCGTGCCGGTTCTTGAGGCAGATGATCTTCTCGCCGAGCCCGCGCGGGTAAGCGTATGGAAAGCCGGCCGCCTGTTTCATCGCGGTGTTCAGAAACAGCCGCGTCGCGTTGCGGCCGCAGATCACCTGACCGCCCTTGAGGAATTGATGCGGGCCAATGTCGGAGCGCCGCATCTTCCAGACGAAGGCATCGTGCTCGCCGTAGGGAATGGGCAGGCTCTGCCGTGCCAGCGTCGCGAGGCGGATGATCGCGCTGGCCTCGGCCTGGCGATGGATGTTGGTCAGCATCACGTCGGGATCGGCGTCGGTGAAGGCGCCGTCGCCCTTGATCGGCGGCAACTGACCGGGGTCGCCGAGCACCAGGATCGGTTTGCCGAAGGCAAGCAGATCGCTCGCCATCTCGGCGCCGACCATGGAGACCTCGTCGAGCACGATCAGGTCGGCGTCGCGGACCAGCGACTGCTCGTTCAGAATGAAACGGGGCTGATGGATGTCGGCGAGCCGGAGCTCGAGGCGGCGGATTTGGGTCTCGGCGAAGGAGCGCTCGGCCGGTCCCATGGCGCGCACGCCTTTGAGCAGCGTCTCCAACTCGCGGGTGACGCGCTCGATTTCCTCCGGCGTCGCCTCGGAGACCTTGTAGATGAGGCTGTGGATCGTCGAGGCCGGCGTTCCCTTCCGGGTCATCACGAGGGCCGCCTTGCCGGTGAAGGCGGCATAGAGCACGCCGCCCGCACCACCCATGCGATCCATCGGTTCGAGACCGAGCTCGCCGATTGCATGCCGGGTGATGGTCGTCTTGCCCGTTCCTGCGTAACCGAACAGGCGGAACACCTGCTGATCGCGCGTGCCGCGCCGAAACCAGTTCTCGATCGCGGCGATTGCCGCCGCCTGCTGCGGAGACGGGATGAAGCTCATCGCTCGCCCTCCCAGCAGCGCTCCGCATAGGCGCACATGCGGCAGAGATAGAAGTCCTGGGCTGCGGCGATCCGCGGTGGGAGATCGCCGGCTGCCGCAGCGCGCAGGATATCGACGGCCTTGTCGGACAGCGCCTGCGCGCAAGGCGGATCGAACGCGACCACCTCGTGGTGGAGCGCCTCGTTGTCCTTGTTGAGGGTCGTGACGAGGGCGGTCTCCAGCTCCAGGTAGCCCATGTAGAGCTGGACCTGCGCGAAGTAGACCGGCTTGGAGGCGCGCAAGCCACGCTTGACCAGGTCGTTCCAGGATTTGGCGTTCAGCGCCTTGTGCTCCCAGAGCACGGGCCAGCGCAGGCCGACATCGGGGCCGGCGACGATCACGCCGTCGATGTGGCCGCGCAGCTTGCCGCCCGCCGCCTCGAACCCGAATTGTCCGCCGTCGGCGCGCTCGGTGCGAAGGTCGAAGCCCGCGCCGCGCAGCCAGCGGATGGAGAGCGTCTCGAACTGGTGGCCGGCGTCGAAGATGCGCAGGATCGCGCCATCGAAATCCCGTCCCTCATCCTTGGGCGTATGGGTCACCTCGTAGACGAGCTTGCGCGCGCAGGGCTCGCCGATCCGGCTGCCGCCGAGATAGTCGCGCTGCTGCTGCCGCCGATTGCGTGCGACCAGCGCCGCATCGATCAGGGCATTGACCCGATCGGACACGCTGATCGCGTGGCCGATGCGGCCATAGATGAAGCCGGAGCCGTGGTTGAGATCGATTCCCATGCGCCACCTCAAAAGGGAATCGGATCGTCGAGCGGGTCGCGGGCGGCTGCCTGGCGCTGCATCGACTCCTGAAACCCGTCGACGCAGGCCTCGATGATGCGATCGATCTCTTCCGGCTTCCGGTCGTAGAACGGCGCCATCAGGTCGAGCTCGGTGAGCGTCTCGGCGAGAAACCGGCGCGCCTCCTTGATCGCTCTGATCTCCATGTCGGTCTTGTCGATCATCCCGTTGTTCCTGTTGGCGAGCGCCGCGCCGACGTCGAGGCAGCGCATCGAGCAGAAGCGGTGGTAGGGAAAGCGGTCCCAGCGCAGCTGGTGGACGTAGCCGAAGCCCCGCGCCTGACGTCCGCAGACGGCGCAGACGGCTACCCGAGCAAGAGCCGGGTCAGGTCCTCGGCGTCGTCCGGCTGATCCTTGATCCGGTGCGAGGCCAGGACGATGAACCGCGCGATCGCGTTCGCCGCCATGGCTTCCAGTTCGGGGAGCGTGAGAGCGGCGATGGGCTGGTGAAGCCTTCCGCGTCCTTCGAGCCATTGTCCCATCGCCTTCGCTGCCTCGCGCGTGACGTGCGCCTGCCACTCATCGGCCGTCATGACGGTCAGGTGTTGAGCCAAGCCGGGCCACTCGGGGCCGGCGTCGCTGCAGGTGCGGCTGCCGGGGCCGTTGCCGGAGCCGTGCCCGGCTGTGCCGGCCGGCTCCAGGCCGGGGCAGCGCTCGCAGGCGGCGATGCGGCGGGCTGCCCCCAGGCCGGAGCTGCGGGCGATGCGGGTGACGCAGCCTTGGGCCGCGCGCGGGTGCTGGGGCTCGGCGCCAGCACCTCGCCGTCCATCACCTTCCGCCATTCCGGCTCGCTCGGCAGAACCACACGGTCGAGCTTGTTGCTGTCGCCGTAGCGCGGGTCGTCGCTGGGCTCGACCTTGATCTTGGCGACGAAGGTGATGCCGCTGAGGTCGGCCAGGCCGCGCAAGATCCGCTTCGACTTCGCCGCCTCGCTCATGTCCTGCGGATCGAGCCCGAGCGCGCTGTCGATCATCGCGCGGAAGCTCCCCTTCGAGATTTTCCAGCCGATAGAGACACCCTGCTCGTCGACCTTGCCGCCGGAGACGGTGAACATCTGCCAGAACTTGCGCCGGACGTGCGGCCCCTCGGCGACGGTGAACTCGGCATCCACCATCAGCACGTCGCTACCGGGCGCGTTCGAGGCCTTGAGCAGCCCCCGGTCGATCTCGCTCTGGCCGTCGGTCCCACCCGGCCGGATGGTCATGGTGACCTTGGCGAAGGCGCCGTCGGGGATCAGTTCGCCGCTCTTCTGCGGCTCGGCGTCGTTCATGTCGAAGCTCATGGCTCGTCATCCTTTCCGGGTTGAATTGATCTTGGAGAGCAGCGCGCCGAGATCGGGCGGCTCGGTGACATCGAGACGACCGCTGCGATCCTTCGCCGGCAGGCCGAACGGATTGCCGGCGCGGCAGACGAGGCGGCGGTCTTCGCCGCGCTCGGGCTCATGCCGCCAGCCGTCCCCGTCGCGCGCGAACAGGCTCATGGTGATGACCTGATCGACGATGCCGGGCAGCTCGCGGCCGGCCTTGCCGCCTTCCATCTGCGGCTGCCAGGTCGTGCGGTTGAACTCGTCGGTGACGCGTTCGAGGATGCCGACGAAGATCACGGTCTTCGCCTGCGCGTGCTGCAGGTGCTTGAGCAGGCCGATGACCTCGCGGGCGAGCAGCCCGTAGGCGCCGCGGGTGTCCGGTTTGCCGGTCTTGTCGGAGAAGGCCTCGGGCCGGGTCTTCGCCCAGGCCATGGCCTGGCGCGTGAGATCGGTAATGCTGTCGACGAAGATGATGCGCTTGCCCGCGATCATTTGGACGAGATCGGGATAGCTTTCCCTGAGATGCTGGTAATGCGCCTCGGAGAAGAAGCCGCTCGGGTCGGCGGACGGATTGACCCCGCCGACGAGACAGCCGATGTCGAGGGCGTCGGCGAAGGTGCGCACCGGAATGCTGTCGCCGGGCCAGTCCTGGACCGACTTCATGCCGGCCTCGAGGTCGATGCAGAGGGTCTCGGCAGGCGACAACGATTTCAGCAAGGACGTCTTGCCGACGCCGCTCGGACCGAAGATCGCCATGGTGGTCTTGGCGCCGGCCGCGGACAGCCGTTCGTCGGCGCTGACGATGCGCAGCGCCATCAGCGGCCTCCAGCGTCGCGTGACGCCATATCAAGAGCGCACTCGCTTCCGCGCGCGCCGGCCTGCCGGGCAAGACCATAGAGTTTGCGCAGAGCGTGCAGGCGGTCGCCGACCGCGCTGAACTCGGCTTCGACACCCAGCAAGGCGAAGGCGATATCGTCGAGCGTGGCGTCCTCGATCGGCTTGACCACCTGCTCGCGGCGGATCTCGCCGAGCACCGGGATGACGATGGTGTCGGGTAGCGCTTCGAGCGCGTAGTGGCGCTTGCGGATCTCGGTCAGTGCAGCAGAGCTGGTCATCGGGCATCCTCGGACTTGATGGTGAGACGGAAGGTCGGCTTGGCGGTCCGCACCGTGCGGGCGGCGGCGAAGGCCTCGCGGACGGCGGTGGGCCAGGCGGTGTACTTGCGCTCGGGGACCTTGAAGCCGATGTCGACGTAATCGGCCGGGTTCTCCCCGCTCGCACGGATGCGCTCGACGAGTGCGGCGAGCAGCGATTGGTCCCAGTCGACCTTCTTCGGGAGATCGGCCGCGACGACGACGGCGCCGTCCTCAAAACGAACGAGGCCGGTGTCCTTGCCCTCGGCCCGGCGCACCGTCGCTGCCGCGTCGGCGTAGCGACGCGCGATCGCACCTTCGAGCCACTCCTTGAGCCGCTTGGCGGCATCCAGGGCGGAGTCGGCATCTTCCTGGAGCAGCGCCAGATGCTCCGCCGGAAGCTTTGCGATCTCGCCGACCGGCATGGTGCGGATGTCGTCGAGGCTGGGGCGGTTGTTGCGATCAGATGCCATCACGCCACCTCCGCCAGCAGAAGCGAGGACAGCGAGACCGAGGCCTGCTTCGGCTTCGGGCGGGCGATGGCGAGATAGCTGTAATCGTCCGACCGGTGGCGACGCTGCACGAGATGGATCAGTCCGCGCTCGGCCGCCCACCAGGCGCGGCGCGCGACGCGGGCGAGTTCCGCCCGCTCCCGCTCGGCAAGGCGCGTGCCCTGCGGCATGGTGTCGAGCGCGAGGAAACCGCGGTGATATTCGAGAATGTCGCCGGGTACTGCCTGGCCGACCCAACCACAGAGCTCGATCTCGGTGAGCTGGTTTCGGACAATGGGGAATCTGGATGCAATGACGTTCATGATGGGCTCCTACTCACGCGCTCGCCGAACCGTCTCACGCGGCCCGGACGCCGATCGCCGTCAGGGCAAGGCGGATGTCCTTGACGCGGCGGTAGAGGCTGCTGCGGGCGCCGTGCCCGCTCGCGGCGAGGCGCTCGACGGTGGTGCGGGAAAGGGCCGCGCAGAGAGCGCCGTCGGCGGGTTCGAGCGAGCCAAGACCGCGCTCGACATCGAGACGCTCCTCAGCGGCTGCGAATGCGTCGACGGTCTGGCCGAAGAGCGCTGACAGCCCGTCGGCTTCGGCGATGAGGTCGCCGCGGGTCAGCCCGTCGCTCTCGGGAATGGTCTCGTCGAGCGAGATCGGCGTCGCGCCATACATCCGGCGCTCCCCCTTCACCTTGTTGGCGATACGCGTCGCCCTGTTGGTGAGGATGGCGCCGGCGAATGCGCCGAGCGTGCCGCGATCTGCGTCATAGGCGGGAAGCCGGGCGATCAGATCGACGAGCAGGTCCTGGCGGACATCGTCGAGATCGGTGCGGGGAAGCCGCAGCTGGCGGACCAGACGGCGCGCCGCAATGTCCGCCTCATGAAGCAGGATCTGAAGGTCGTCTCGGGAAATGGAAGAATGCATCGGTCAACGCCTCGGTCATCGTTCGTGATGTCCGCAGGTTGCCGATGCGTCGGCCAGAATAGGTGGGCACGACGTGGTGATGATGTGGGCGAACTGTGGGTATGCTTGGCCCGCGATCACCGGAGACTTCCTGCGATTGGCCGATATCCATCGGCGCCGCAGGTTTGACTGACCGGTTAGGTGTTGCGCAGCTTATTTCGTTTGCAACGGTCGTCGGGTGATGTCTTTGAGATCCCGCATCTGACCGTTCTCGTCGAACCAGGTCGATACCCGCGCGATCTCCTCCTCGAAATCACCATCTGGGAACCAGCGCATGACGGTGGTGGGAGAAACCTTCAAGAACTTGGCGAGCATCCTGAAGCTAGGCTTGATCCCCTGCGCCTTTAGCTGACCACCGATGGTGATCGCCGCCCATCGCTTCTGATGGGCATCCGATGCTTGCTCATACTCGGGGTTGGAGCCGCCCAGTCGCTCGCGAATGAGAACGATAAGATCCCTCGGGATATAGAGGTCGTCGTTCCAGCTCAAGGCGTCCAACATGCAGGCAATGAGCCAGTTCACCAGCTTGTCGGGAATGGCGAGCCCACGTCGCGTGAGATGGGTTTGCCCTGTCATAGCGAGGTTCTTGGCCTCGATCAGCTTCTCCATGATCTGGAGAGAGACCTCGCTGATTGCCTCGGGATCGGCATCGAGGACGGAAGCGATCATTTCGGGATCGAACCCGTACTTCCGCAGCTCTTCCTCCATGAAGAAGAGCTGGTCCATACCACCGATTACGGCGACCTCAATTTCGGCGGACGGGTCAGCACGGCGAAGCTTCACGTAGTGCTCGATGGACGGGGCCTTCTTGTACGCCATGCTTGACTCATTGTACCCGCCATCTTCCTCGCTGCCATATCCGGCCATGGCTTTTGCCTCCAAAGTCGGCTTCCCGCTTAGCGAGCTAGGAAAGCAATTCGATTTCCTCCGGAGGCAGAGCCAGCCGGTACCCATTCGGATTTCGCCGATTCTCGATTAATCCGCGTACGGACGTGACATCCGCGCTTCCGCGGGCCAGTGCATCGCGAAGCGCGCGCACGGGCTCGCGCACCTGCGACGAAATCCTATGGATGCTCGCTCCCCAGATGTGCGCCTCGATCGCACGATTCTCGACGATGGCGGGCGACTTCAACGCATGTTCCGCCAGAAGGACCAGAAGCTGGAATTCCTGATCGGAAAGGGTTTTGGGCGTTCCGTCGAGCGATACCGTCTTGGCGGCGCGTTGAATCACCAATCGGGGCGCCAAGCTCGGTTGCGATTCCAGTTTGGACTGATCGATCGACAATCCAGGTGCAGTCCCATCGCAAGCAATGCAGTGCGATCCAGCGACAACATGAAGCCCTGCGTCGACCAAGCGCGCCCAGTCATCTGCCGCCATCGCCGGCGCGATCACCGTGATGGGCGATGACCGGGCGACCGAACGCATCAGGCCGATCATTCCTGGTTGAAGCACTGCATCCTGCGACAGTGCGAGGATCAGCGCCCGTTGGTTCGATGTTTCCCCCAGATGCCAGACACCCGCCGCGACCGGCGTCGGCTCGCCTCCGAACCCGGACGCCATGGCGATTTCGCGGACCAGCGCGGAGGGATGAATCCGAAAGCTCCGCAGATCGTCAGCGCCGAGAACGACGTCGTTGCGCCGGTCCGTCGGACAAACCGCGATGTGTCGCCCGTTGACCTGATGGATGGGCCGCGCGTCGAGACCGCAATCGCACGCGGGGCACACATCCCATTCCGTCGCTGGCGCCTGCTCGACCAGGACGCCACGATCGAGCAGCCGCTCGAAATCGCGCCCGGCATGAGGCGCAGCCTCTCGGCCCCAAAGGATTGCGGGATCGCCCGCCTCACTCAGCCGCAACAGCAGCCTGGGCAGCGTCTCGGTCATTGAGCAGTCCGTTGCGGCGAAGGAGCGTCATGATCCGGCCCTCGAACTGCTGGCGCTTGAACATGGCGTGTGCCGGCGGCTTCAGTTTGACGGTCACCTTCTTCGCCGACTTGCCGCCGGTCGCGAAATGGACGCGGATGACGATGTGGTTGAGGCGCCAATCCGACCCGAGACGAGCGCCCCGCATCATCTCGCCCAACCTCGCCAGTGAATTGTCGCGTCCGTCGCGCGCAACATAGGAGTAGAAGGTTCGTGTCTCGCCGGTCTTCGGATCGGCACCGACGCGGTCGACCTGGACCTCGGTGATCTGGACCCGCTGGATGCCCGGATCGAAGTCATGGTTGAAAGCGAAGCCGAAGCCTGCGCGCTGCACCGGGTCGAGCGTGTAGAGGTTCTGGGCGTCATCGCCGGCGAAGAATTCGGGCTTGCCCAGGATCTTGTCGGCGAAGAGTTCCGCGAGATCGGCGCGGCGCACCTTTGCCACGCCGCCGATCTTCAACAGGCCCGACGTGGAACTGTAGGACAGCACCGCGTGTTCGGCGGCGCGGAAGCTGATCACGCGCTTCTGGTCCTTTTGCAGGACGTCGGTCGTGGTGATCGGAGAGCCATGCTCGATCACCAGGACGAGTTCGTCGGCATCGTCATACCAGCCGGCGCGGCAATAATTGCTGCGGAGATCCTGTTCGAACATCGCGGCGGCGGCGGTTTCGAATTCGGCCTTTGCGCGATCGTCCATGATCGCCTCGACGCCTTCGTCGCGGCCCACGAACTCGGCGAGCGACGTGCGCGCCATGAGCGCCATCATGTCCGACGCGGCGTCAAAAACGTCGGGATGATCGAGGAAGACGCGCAGGGCGACGTGCTTGGGATCCTGGTGAACCTCCGGCTCGTCACCCTTCGCTTCGGGTGTCACGCGTACCCCGAGCCGCGCGGCCTGCTGAAGGATGATGTCGAGGCCTGCCGCGTTGCCGATCTCGGCGATCCGGTGCAGGTCGGCGACGAGTCCCTCTGGATAGTTTTCTTCCGGTCCCGCGAAGAAATCCTGGACGGCGCTGCGTGCCTCATCCTGCGCCGCCTCATCCCTGAAGACCCCAAGGTCCAGCCCATTCAGCGCCTCGCGGTGGCGCTCGAACAGGCGACTCAGCAAGCCAAGATCAACGGTCCGCGTGAACTTGGGATTGACGAATTTCTTCAGGTTCTTAGCCATCTCAGCCGCCCATAATTGCCTCGCATTTGTTCATCTTACGTTCTTATCGCAAAGGCCCGGCGGAGTCGATTCAAAAGCCATCATCTTGGGACGGTTCGTCCCCACCCTGAGTAGAGGCCAAGGGAATCCAATCCCTGAGGTGCTCGCTGCGATGGACATGCCGAATCCGATCCACCCCGGGCATCTGACGCCGGACGAGCGAATCGGGGAGGTCTGCAGGATTCTTGCGCGCGGGCTGGTTCGGCTCAAGGCACGCCAGTCAAGGCAAGTATTTGGCGACCGCGGAGAAAGTTGCCTTCACTTCCCGCCCGACCGGAGCGGTCATGGAACTCCAATTTGCAACGGAGACGCATGACCATGACAGAAAACATCCTGTCCCGGCTAGCCGCACTGAAGACCACGCCGACGCCCGACCTCAAGAAGCAGTGGCGCGAACTCTTCGACACCGAGGCGCCACCTTACAATCGGCGTTTCCTCGAAAGCCGGCTCGCCTATCGGATCCAGGAATTGGCCTATGGCGGTTTGAAGCCCGCGACCGTCGAGCGCCTCGAAGCTCTGGGCGAGCAACTCGACGGTGGCAACATCGTGCTGCGCCGGATCCGCGCCGACGACAAGCCGATCGTCGGCACGCGGCTGATCCGCGAATGGCAGGGCGTCGAGCACACCGTCACCGTGCTGAACGACGGCTATGAATGGCAGGGGCGTCCGTACCGATCGCTCTCTGCCATCGCGCGCGCCATCACCGGGACGCGGTGGAACGGCTGGGTCTTCTTCGGCCTCAAGAACCGGCGAGGCCAAGCATGACGAAATCGCCCGCATCCGCCAAATCCATCCGAAAGCTGCGCTGCGCGGTCTATACGCGCAAGTCGACGGAAGAAGGGCTGGAGATGGAGTTCAACAGCCTCGATGCCCAGCGCGAGGCCTGCGAAGCGTATATCGCCAGCCAGAAGCCCGAAGGCTGGGTGCTCTATCCTGAGTCCTATGATGACGGCGGCTTCTCGGGCGGGACGCTGGACCGGCCTGCGCTGAAGCGCCTGCTCGCCGACATCGAGGACGGCCGGATCGACGTGGTCGTCGTCTACAAGATCGACCGGCTCAGCCGCTCGCTGATGGATTTCGCGAAGCTCGTCGAGGTGTTCGATCGCGGCGGGGTCACCTTCGTCAGCGTGACCCAGTCGTTCAACACGACGACGTCCATGGGGCGGCTGACGCTCAACATCCTGCTCAGCTTCGCCCAGTTCGAGCGCGAGGTGATCGGCGAGCGCATCCGCGACAAGATCGCCGCCTCGCGCAAACGCGGCATGTGGATGGGCGGCTTCGTGCCGCTCGGCTACGAGGTCAGGGACCGCAAGCTGGTGATCAATGAGGCTGAGGCTGCGACGGTTCGGATGATCTTCGAGCGCTTCGTCAAGGTGGGTTCGGCGACGGCGTTGGCCCGGACGCTCGCCGCCGAGGGTGTGCGGACGCGGCGCGGTCGGCTCGTCGACAAGGGGTTTCTCTACAAGCTGATCAACAACCGGGTTTATATCGGCGACGCCGTGCACAAGGGGACGGCCTATCCCGGCGAGCACGAAGCCATCATCACGCGCGCCTTGTGGGACAAGGTGCACGGAATCCTGCGCGAGAGCCCGAGGGTGCGCGCGGGCCGGACACGGGCCGCGACACCCGCATTGCTCAAGGGCCTCATCTTCGGGCCGACCGGCTGCGCCATGACGCCGACGCACACGCGGCGCGGCGACAAGCTCTACCGCTACTACGTCAGTCAGTCCGTTCTGAAACGCGGCGCCGATGCCTGTCCAGTGGGGCGCGTGCCCGCCGCCGAGATCGAGGGCGCGGTGGTCGACCAGCTGCGCGGCCTCCTCCGGGCCCCGGAGGTGATCGTTGGCACATGGCGATCGGCACGACCCGAGATCGATGGCCTGTCCGAGGCTGAGGTCAGGGAAGCCCTGGAAGGGCTGGACCCGCTTTGGGACGAGCTGTTCCCGGCGGAGCAGGCGCGTATCGTCCAGCTCCTTGTCGAGCGCGTCGATGTCGGACAGGGAGGCGTGGACATCCGCCTCCGTATCGATGGGCTGGCCCGTCTGGTTCATGAGCTTGGCGGCATGGCCGACGATCCGCGGAGGGCAGCATGAGAGCCGGTGACGCCACCACCGATCACGGGCGCACGCTGACGGTCCGTGTGCCTCTGACCCTCCGGAAGCGTGGCGGGCGCAAGCAGGTGGTGATGCCCGAGGGGGCCTGTTGGGGCCAGCCCCGCCCGCGCGTCGACAACACCATGGTCAAGGCGATCGCCCGGGCCCACCGCTGGAAGCGCCTCATGGAGAGCGGCCGATTCGCCTCGGTGACCGAACTGGCCGAGGCCGAAAAGATCAACCAGTCCTACCTGTGCCGGGTCCTGCGCCTGACCCTGCTGGCCCCGGACATCGTCGAGGCGATTCTCGACGGAAGGCAGCCGGCCGCCTTGCAGATGGACGCTCTGTTGAAGCCCATGCCGCTAGAGTGGGCGGCACAGCGAGCTGCGCTGAGCCTCTGACGCCGATTGCCGGCCGCGAAACCGCGCGCCCGTCAAGTTTCTATTGCCCGGCGATCATCTCTCCACTAGCGTGATCGAAGAGCCCAGTAACTAGGCATGCCTAGTTAACGGACGGATCATGTCATTGGGAGTCCAGGGTGGCGACAGCGAAGGCCGATCTGCGATGGGGGGTCGAGCAACGACTCGAATTCATCGAGTTCCGGCTGTTTTGGGAGGGGCATGTGAACCGGGGCGATCTGATGGAGGCGTTCGGGGTGTCGGTGAACCAGGCGTCCACCGATCTGAACCGCTATATCGGAATGGCGCCGCAGAACATCCACTACGACAAGAGCGCTCGCGCCTATGTCCGCGGTGCAGAGTTCGCTCCACAGTTCCTGAAGCCCGACGCGAGCCGCTATCTCGCGCAGCTTAGATCTGTCGCCGACGGAATTCTGGATCGCGCCGATGCGTGGATCGGACAGTTTCCCCCCTACGATGCTGCGCCGACGCCCGTGCGGGGCGTCAATGCCAAGACGCTGCGCGCAGTGGTCGCTGCGATCCGCCGGTCCGAAGCGATCGAGGTCAAGTATCAGTCGCTGTCGCGGCCGGAACCGCGCTGGCGTTGGATTGCGCCACACGCAATCGGCTTCGACGGGTTCCGCTGGCATACCCGGGCGTTCTGTCTCAGCGACCGAAGCTTCAAGGACTTCCTGCTTTCGCGGATCATCGAGACCCGCGGCACCAAGCCAAGCGAGATGGGATCAGAGGCGGATCAAGATTGGAATGACGAAGTGGTGCTTGAGATCGGACCCCATCCCGATCTCTCAGATACCCAGAAGAAGGTGATCGCCCTGGATTACGGGATGCGTGGAGGAAGAGCGAAAATCCGGGTTCGAAAGGCGCTGCTCTACTACGCGCTCCGCAGGCTTGGCCTCGATACCGATCCGGCCGCGCGCCGTCCTCAAGATCAACAGATCGTATTGCTCAATCGGGATGCAGCTGGCCCGAGCTTGGCGCGGCAGGACAATGGAGAGGTTCGGGTATGAGCGAGACGTTTTTCGAACGGCCGATCCTGAACTCGCCTTACGAGTATCCGCGCCGACATTGGGAGCTGGACGAGGACGGGCAGCCGACCAATCGAATCATCGAGACGCGACGCCGATCCGACCTCATCACCCCGGTGCCGAAGCCGAAGAAGCGCCGCCAGGGACGCGGCAATCAGGCTCAGATGGTTTTTGGCGACGAAGCCGGCCTGTCGTCGGAGGAGCAGGAGTACAACCCCACTCCGATCATCAACGAGGTTCGCACCTACGTCGAGGAATGGCGCAAGCTGCCCAATCCCGACCAATGGCTGGTCACGCCGGAAACCGCACGCCTTCTGACCCATTGGCGCCACCACACGTTCGAGGGTATCCGCCCGTTCTTCTGCCAGATCGAAGCGGTCGAAACCGCGATCTGGCTGACGGAGGTCGCGCCGAAGCTCGGTACACGGACGAAGAAATTCTGGTCCCATATCGAGGGCGGCAACGCGCAGGCCAATCCGGAGCTCATGCGCTTGGCGCTGAAGCTCGCGACCGGCGCCGGCAAGACGACCGTGATGGCGATGCTGATCGCCTGGCAGACGGTCAATGCGGTCCGCCATCCGAACAGCAAGCAGTTCTCGCGCGGCTTTCTGATCGTGGCGCCGGGCATCACCATCAAGGATCGCCTGCGCGTCCTGCTGCCCAACGATCCGGAGAGCTACTACCGGCACCGCGAGATCGTGCCGCCCGACATGCTCGCCGATATCGACCGGGCGAAGATCGTCATCACCAACTATCACGCCTTCAAATTGCGCGAGCGCATTTCCGTCTCCAAGGGCACCCGCACCGCCCTGGAAGGCTGGCGCGGCGAGACGCTGCAGACGCTGGAGACCGAAGGCCAGATGCTCCAGCGAGTCATGCCCGAACTCATGGGG